GTTTGCACCTTGTGTAATTAAACATCTTTCTGATAGGTAGTGAACCTCCATTGCATCTAAATCAGAAGTGAAGTTTCCACCTACTGAACCAGTTGTCCAAGATTTCATTTTTCTATCATCAGCTTGAGAAGCTCTATATCTAACGTGTAAGAATGGTCTCTTAATGTTTTTACCAAGTGTTTGGTCATAAACAGTAGATGTACCAGCTGGTACGATTATACCTCTTATATCGTTTTCAATAATACCTCTTGTTGAAGCGTCATTTAAGTATTTCCAGTCAGTTTTGTAGAAGTCATAAGAACCTCTTCTGAAACCAGAGAACCCTAAGTTAAGCGCCATATCTTCGCTGTTAGAGAATACACCGTAAGATGTACCACCTGCACCGTAAGAATTTTGCGTTGCTAACATATCGTCAATCGCTAGAGATACATCTCTGTTGATAAATAACATGTTTTCTTCGATTGCACCTTGAGCATCAAACTTCTTAAGAATGTTATCAAACGAACCTAAGTCATCTGTTGGAGATGTACCAGCGATACCAGTCGTAATATGACCTCTTGCAGTTACTGCTGCAAAAAGACCTTCAGTACCTGCTGTATCGTTAGCTGCTGCAGTTCCAAGTAGTGAATCAACACCACCGTTTGCTTTAGCAAATTCACCTTCAATCATTGCCATTTCAAGGTTATCCTCGAATCTTGTTCTTGTGTCACCTTCAGCTTTTAAGTACCATAGGTAACCAGATTGTCCATTTTCTCCTGTTACTTCAACCCAACCAATTTGAGAAGCATCAGAACCTGAAACTTCGTACTTATCTTTAATGATAATCGGCTTGTTAGTTAAAGAAGCAAAAGATGGTTGTACCGCGTTGCTCATTCCACTAGTTCCTTTCTTAAATTCAGAACCAAATACGAATAAGTCACACGTTGCTGTTCCGTCATCATCAGTTGTTGTGAATCCAGATACAGCACCAACAGTTGCACCTCCTGAATAAGGAATTGCAGTTAATGTTGTGTTATCAGCTGCTACTGCAGAAACATACGCTTTAATTACTGTAGGAGAAGTTTGGTTATCGCTAAGTACGATAGTTTGACCAACTCTTACTGCGTGAGTTCCTGAAGATGCAATTGTAATTACACCGGTGTTAGCTACTGCTGCACCTTTGTAGTGTAAGTGTAGTCTACCTTGCTCAGACCAAATTACTTGATCTGCAGTCATAGGCATTTCAGCACCAACCATTCTTACGAAAGAAGCTACAGATCTGTTTCCAAATACTTCAACTTCTTGTTCGTATAAATCTGGTAGGTATTGCTGAGACCAGTCATTTGAACCACCTGTAAATGATAGGTAGTTAGATGACAAAGTTTGTTTAGCTGGTGCCGGCGTTGAGTTCAACGAGCTTCCAGCTGATGGAGTTATTGCTGCCATTTTGTATTATTATTTTTTAAGTTTAATTTTAAGTTTTGAACTATCATCACCTGAAATTGCTCTTACTTTTAATCCGGCTGCTTCAACTACTCCAGTCTTACGAGGATCCATATTTATATTTTTAGATTCTGCATTTAACTGTTTTATAGCATCAGCCTTGCCTTGTTCATAAAAATGATTTGCAATTTCATCTGCATTGTCCGCAACAAAAAGAGCTTTGTGATAGCCAGAAGCATCTTTTAACATATTATCTTTACTTATATATTTATCAAGTACGTTTAATATGTTTGCTTGTCTATCTCTAACTTCCTGCTTGTCTTTAACATTAAATCTATATTTTTTATCTGCGACTTTAAATTCAAAACCTTTGAATTCGTCTGTAAAAACTTTACTAGATTCATTATTAAAATGAGCAGTTTGCTTTTCTTGCAGCTTTTGCTGTTCTGATTGTTCGTTGTTATAAGTATTGAAAAACTCTATTGCTTTTTGTTGATCATTGGTTAACTTAGAACCCAACTTGACTTCTTCGTAATATTTGTCCTTTAACCCTTCCAAATAACTCTTAGCTTTTGCAATTTCTTCTTTATAAGCGAGTTTTTTACGCTTAATATCTCTTGGTTCATCAATTTCGTCATTAAATGAAAAATTATCATCAATTAAAAAATCAATTTCATCTTTTGATAAATGTGATTTTGTTTGATTATAATATTCATATAAAAGAGATGAATCTTCTATGCTAGAATAATCTTGATTAATTTTTACATAATCTTCTAGCGTTCCACCAGTATCATTCATAAATTCTACAACTTTTTGAATGTTTTCTGGTAACGGAGTTGCTGTATCTTGTGATGTTTGAACAGCCTCTTCAATTTCTTCCTTAAGTTCCTCTACAGGATCTTCTGGTTTTTCTTCTGGTTTTTCCTCGGTTTCTTCTTCAATTACTTCTTCTAAAGTTAATTGATTTTCTTCTTGCTGTACTTTTTGCAATTCCACTTCGGTTTCTTCCCCAGTTTTTTCATCCGTGCCGCTTCCGCGTAACACGCTTTCATCTGTGCTTTGTTCTTGAACGGCATCTGTTTCTTCTTTAGTTTGTCTTAAATCTACTTTAGTTATAGATTCTTCACCTATATCAGCACCCATTTTTTTGAGTACTTTTGTTTCTTGCTCTGCAGTTGATAAATTTTCATCTTCAACTACAGCTGCTTTTACTTCTTCTGACATAATATAATATAATTAGTTGTACTCTTTTAATAAGGTAAGAATACTTTTACCTTTAAATTCCTTGATATGCTACTATAGTTCCTGAGTTCACATCAATTTCAGTCCATCGACCGTAGATTGTTACTCCCTTTGGGAATGTAACACTATCAACAACTATACCATTTGCTCCAGCACCAATGCCTTCTGTATTAATATATGTTGTTGCGCTTTCAGCAACTAACCCGCTTGCACTATCAAAAACAGTGTCTGTTAACATTGTTATTGCTACAAAAACATTTCCTGATGTAGGAGTTATAGCATTTGAGCTTGCTGTTGTATATGTTGAACCGTTTATACTTCCAGTCCAATCATTTCTTGGTATTTTACTCATTGTTTATTATTTATTTATTATCTTGGTTCAAATTGTTCTAAACCAAAGCCTCCTAAATTATCAAATCCTGCTGATTCAAAGTTTTTAGGTGGTTTATTGTTTTTTCTTTGATCTATTAATTCAGACTGTTGTGAAGCCTGTATTTTTGTTCTGTCGTCTTTTCTATCTTCTTTATACTTCTCTTTATCTTTAATTACATTTAAATCAGCGTCTTTAAGCTGCATATTCATTTCAAATTCTTTTTGCATTAATAACAATTTAATTTCAGCTTCTTTTTCTAATTTTTGACCATCTAATTCAGCTTCTACCTGCGCTAATTGAGCTTTACTTTGTGTTATAGCTTGTTGTTTTTGAACATCAGCTTGCGCAGCAGCTTGAGCAGCTTGTGCATTAGATTGAGTTTGCATTTGTATATTTTCCTGTTGTATCTGCCTATCTTGCTCAAATTTTTGTTTTCTTCTTAATTTTAATAATTGATTAGCTAACTTAAGATTTTTTATATCTCTAATATCAATTGCATCTTCCAAATTAATTTGTTCTTTTTGAAGAGACATCTGTATATTATTTTCAAGCAATTGTTTTTCTTCTTCATCTGGAGCTAATTCTAAAAATATACCAAAATCATGAAGTTGTAATTTAGACATTTCACTTAAAGTAGCTACATTAAACTTACCTATACTTTGTATAAAAGAATTTTTTGTTGGACCAAATTCTAATACATCTGACACTCTAAGTGATATTGCTTCTGCTGTTTTAAGAGTAAGATATAATCCCCCTTGCAGTATATGCCTCGTTGCTGTATTTGAATTAGCAGCAGCAATTTTTTGTAATCCTACTAATGCGTTTTTATCAGGTGTAGAACCATCTCTTGCCTCGTTTAATCCGGTCACATCTCTTATCATTTGTAAATAATAATTATATGAATTAATTAAACTAGATATTTTTGCATTGGATCCTGATGATTGTAGTTCTTGTACTGGAACTTTACCGTTGTTAAATTCGCCATCTTGTGTCATTGATCTTCCAATAACAGAACCTGTTTGGAAATACATATTTAATGCTTCTTGCGCATTATAATTTGTACCATTTCCTAAATCTATTTCAGCAATACCATCAGCATCTAAATAAACACCATCTGGTACCATTCTTGATAATACTTGTTGAAGCTTTAAGTGTGTTAATTGAATCATATCCGCGAATGTTGTCATTCTACTTACAAGTGATTCAACTTTACCTTTGTACATTCTAGGAGCTACTATATTATAACTAAATTGAGCTTTAACTGTATCTGACTTTGGTCTTGTCATATTTTCAGCTAATTTCCAGTTTAACATTATATCTGATCCCACAATTTTTGCACCTTCATATATTACTTCAATAGTTCTTGCTGATTTTTCAAATCTTGATCTAGAATCTTTAGGCGGATTAAATGTATCATCTTTTTTAATTGCTTTTGATGCGCCTGTAGATGTTTCTTTTATTTTATAAACATCATCTTTATATGTTTTATATTCAAAATATAATATGTATGCATAAGAGTTATCTTCTGCATCAGCAGTAGAATAAGACTTATTATAAAGCTTTGTGTTGCTAGCTTGGTTTTCTACATGCTTTTTAATATCTTCATCTGTTAAATAAGGATATTGTTTTTTAAGATCAACCACAGAAACCCTTCTTATTTCTCCCACATAATATATATCTTCAAAGTACGGTGAATCTGTATACGAATAAACTAAATCTGATGGGTCTACATATTTTATATTTATACCTTCTGATGTTGTATATTCATTTTTTACAGCAGCCATACCTACAGTAGCAATATCATAATCAAGTCTTTTCTTTATTAAATCATATTTATTATGATCAAATACATTTGTTATTGCTTCTTCTTCTGCTATTTCAATTGAGTCTTTATAGTTTAATTGCATGTGTAATTGCAATTCTTCATCATTTTCAGGTAATGTATCTGGATTATTTTCAAATATATTTATACCAAATTGTTCTTGTAAAGATTCTGAAAAGTTTCTAGTTCTCATATCTTTTACAATAGATTCCATATAAGACGTTCTTTTTTGTATTGAAGCTGGGTCTTGTGAATAAGCTTTTATATCATACGTTCTTTCCGCAATACCATTAACAACTATATCTACAAACTTAGGTATGATTGGCACGGGCTTCCAGTCTAAGTTTAAATATGATAAATCACCATTTATAGATAACTCATCTTTATATTTTTGTATTGATTGTTCTCCTCTTGCATATAATCTTAACCTGTGAAAGTTATCTCTATTAGCATAATATTTAGTTGATCCCGAGTCTCTTTTAAACCATTCAGATTCAATTGCTCTTGCAACACTTAAACCATAAGCGCTGCCTGCTTTTTCTCCACTTGATACTGCTTGAGAGGGGAATATACCTGTTGATGATAAATCCATTTATTTTATTATTTTTGAAATATTTCCTTGATTGTTATATTTTTTAAAGCCAAAATCTAATACTTTAGTTTGTCTTTGTTGTTTTGGTTCATATAAGTGTCTGTTGTTTGCAATTATTGCAAGTCCTGAACTTATAGCCGCATCATGTTTAGTCCTGTTGTTTATATTAAATTTAGACCAATCATTTAATGTTGTATTAAAATATATATTACCGTAGCTACCATCTTCTTGTAATCCTACATATTTATCAATATATGATTCAATAGCTGCAGCATGTATTTGTTTTATATCTTCTGATGAATTAGGTATACCACCTATTTCTCTTTCTGCTACAGATAATTTGTTTGCTGTTTTATCTGGTCTGTTCATTGAGTAACCTCTATATCCTCTTCTTTTTATATAATATAAAAGTCTTGGTTTGTTATTTTCCGCAAGAAGTGGCATACCATAAAATACTAATGCCATTAATACATCTTCAAAAAATATTTCTGCTGTTTGTGGTCGAGCTATATATTCTAAAAAAAACGTATTAGAAGGTGCATCTTCCATACTAAATTTAGTTAATCCATGCAAAGCTCCCTTAGATCCTTGACCATCTGTCGTACCGGATATATCGTAACTATCACATCCAAATGCTCCTATATGCTCATTTCCAGGATATTTAGCTCTATTCTTACTTATTACGCGGTTTTGTAGATTTATACTTGGTACCCAAGATATATTAAATCTTCCATTTCTATCAGGCGTAAAAATAACCCTAGAGTCTTTAACACCGTTTTCCCACTGAAAGTTTCCTTTTGTAACTTCATTAGTGGATTTTATTCCGTCGTTGTAATCTATTTGTTCGTATATTTTTTGTAAATTAAATATACTGTTTTTTGTTTCATCTCTGAATGCATGTTCCTCTGTTCTAGGAAACTGCCTATAAAATTCATTTAATCCGTCTGAATCATTTTTTAATCCTTCTGCTTCATTTTCCCAATGTTCAATTATTCCAATATCGATCTTATCACCATAGGGTCCTTCAACTGCAGACTTGGGTGTTTCGAATACAGGTAATCCATAAGAATCAATGAATCCTTCGTAGTTCCATTCCATAGGTATGAACAAACTATATAATCCCGAACTAGTCTGTCCGTTGCGGTTTCTTTTTGTAACGTCTGAGTCATTGTATAATTTTTTAAAGTTATCACCACCTTTATTTAAGGCATTTGAAGTAGATCCCATCATACATTTTCCTATAATCCTACTTCCTAATCTCAGCGTTGTTTTAGTAACACGCCAGTTGTTTAATATATTATCTGGTCTTTCCCATTTACCAGATTCATCGTGAACAAGTAATCTTAACTTTTCACCATCATAAGAGTTATCCCCTGTGTTTTTCCAATCTATTGTTGTATCGAGCCCTTCGAGCGTCCCTGTGGCGGACTTGGATGTGGTTGTACTAGTGATGGACTTTCTTGTGAGTTTGGATGCGGGGACACGGTATGCCAACTCTGTCTTGGGGCGGTCCATTCCATCTTGTATTGGTTTGAAGAAAAATGGGTAGTGGGTTGATATTGGTACGACCTTATCGGTAAACATCTTCTTTGCATCTCCACCAGTCTTAGATAAGATCCCGAATCTAGAATCTGACGATATTGTGGCCTGATTAACTGTTTCAGCACTCGACATGAATGAAAATCCAGAACGCCTGTTCTTAAGGTAGCAAATTCCATAACATCTTGTATCTGCCTTGCATGCCTCCCAGAATATGAAGAATAATCTGTTTGCTTCTCGAAAGTCTGGCTTCCCAACATCAATCTTGGACCACTGCAAGTAATTGTAATGAGAGCCAGTGATATAAGTACTAATACCTTTGTTAGTAAACCAATACCCTTTTTCGCGCCTAGTAAATTCTGTATTAATGTATTCATGCCATTTATTTTTAAATTCTGTTGGATAAGTTTGCCAGTCAAATATAGTTTTTATATTTTTTAACTCTTTAGGATATTCATGTGCAACCCATTTATCTTGTTTGCTATACACATCATTTTCTTCTGGTAAAGCAATTTTAAGATTTTGTATTTCGTATAT